TTACGCGGTCAGTATACCCTCCCGTGCCCACATGTTGCCCACATTCGCGTCGATGAGCAGCCGGTTCATGCTCTCCGACACCGCGTCCAGGTCGTCGTCGAACAGATCCGCGTACACGTCCAGGGTCATGGCCGCCGACGCGTGCCCGAGCTGCCTCTGGACGGCCTTGACGTTCGCGCCGCTCCTGACCATGAGGCTGGCGGCGGTGTGTCGCAGGTCGTGGACGGTCATGCGCGGCACGCCGGCCGCGTCGCACGCGCGCGTGAACCAACTGGACCCGGTCTTGGGCGAATCGACCTGCATGATATAGCCGGTCGGACTGGTCGGATCCGCGAACAGCAGATCATCGTCCCCCTTGCCGCGTACCGGCAGTAGCGGGCCGAGCATGGCGGGGAACATGACGGTGCGCAGTTCGTGGGTCTTCGGCGTGCCGACGACGATCCGCCGGCGGACTTCGGTGGCGCTCTTGTTGATGTCGAAGCGGCGCCGGTCGAGGTCCACGTCGCGGATGGTCAGCCCGGTCGCCTCGCCCCACCGCAGGCCGGTCAGCCCGAGCGTCAATACGAACACCCTGTAGGGGCCGCACGCGTCCGCGAGGGCGAACAATTGCGGTGCGGTGAGGTAGGTGTGGCGTGTGCGTCGGGGTTTGCGGGGCAGGCTGACGCCGCGCGCGGGATTATGGGGGATGAGGTTGTCGGCCACGGCGTCGTCGAGGATGCCGGCGAGGATGCCGTGCGCCCTGAGGACGACGCTCGCGCTCTTCGCCTTGCCGTCGACGCGCCCGTGTGTCATGTCGCTGACCCACTGCTGTACGCCCGCACGGCTGACCTTGCCGATCTGGATGTTCGCCCAATACGCGGCCACGTACTTGCCGTACGCGCCCTCCAGGTCGTCAAGGTAGCTGGGTTTCGCGTTCACCTTCTTCTTCGCGATCCATGCGGGCCACAGGTCGCCTATGGTGCTCTTCGCGCTCGCGGGATCCACGTAGGAGCCTTTGGCGATGGCGACGGTCACGTGGTCGGCCTCCCACAATTGGGCGTCCTTCTTGCGTTTGAACCCGCGGCGGTCGGTCTGCGTGCCGTCGGGCTTCCTGTATCTGACCCTGTAGCGGAGCTCGCCGCTTCCCGTTCTGTAGGTCGATATCGACATTGATGCTCCTTTGATGCACTGGTTTTTGGATGCTTCGTTTTTAATGCGTATTTTTGTGATGCTTTTGGCGTAGCGCGGCGTGTATGTACCGCTGACTATGTACAGTGTGAGTACGTGAGGAAAGGACAGGCCATGGCAATCCGTAAGTCGGAGCAGGCGAAGCCTGCCGAAAAACGCAGCATGAACCAGACCGAATACTGGAAGAGTCTTTCGCGCTCTTTCGACAAGCAGTTCGTCGATGAGGCCCGCAGCAAGTATGACAAGCGAAAGCGACTGCAGGTGGCTTGAAGTCTCGCCCGATTATTACGGGCGACTCCAGCAATTCGAATGCGCCGTCCCCTCGGACGGCTTTTTCTTGGGCGCTAAGAAGAAGCACGGCAAGTACTACCGCGAATACCAACTCGAAGTGCAGAACACGATCAGGGGTTTCCGCAAATGTGACCCTTTGAGGCAGTGGGCGCATATCTGCGTGTCCGCAGGCTCGGACGGCAACGATCGTATCCTTTCGTTCGTCTGGTTCGGAATAATCAACGGGCGCAAGACGGACGGGGACGGAACGTACATGGTCGGATATATAGCGCGCGAGCGTTCCGCGAGGGGATGCCGGTTCGGCGACTTCACGCTCAAGCACGCTTTGCGGGTCATGAAGCTGGACTGTGCGCAGAGTGGCCGTGACGACGCCATTGGCGCGAGGGTCGACCCGGACAATCAGGAGAGCATGGCCCTGTTCCTCCGCAACGGGTTTCATGATACGGGCGAGGACCCGAACGAGCCGTCGTATCACAGGCTCATACGTTTCGGATTCGACGACGACTGACACGTACGACATTTGGGTGTGCTCCATCCTCCGCTTCGATGCTAGGATGGCGAATCGAAGCGGCTAAAACGTGGTAATGGTTTTACTGTCTTCACCGGCCTGCGGGAAGCGGCAACTTCCCGCAGGCCATCTCGTTCATCTCAGCGTGTCATGCAGCAGCCTCCTGTAATCCTCGACCACCTGCAGCGTCACATCCAGCTCACACGCGATCCGATACGCGTCACCCTCGCAGATGGCTTCGGCGCTCGCGTACTCCAAGGGATTGATGAGCCTGAGCGCGGTCTCGCGTCTCGCCCGGCGTTCGGCCTTGGCCCCGTATGGGGTGCCGCAGCCGATGTCGTGGTATCGGGCGTGGACGAGCTCATGGCAGAGCGTGCAGCGTCGCTGGAAGTCCGGCAACGACTCATCCAGGATGATGAGCCGTTGCCGGCTCGTAGTAGATGCCGCACAGACCGCTGGGCAGGCGCCGCTCCTCGACGCGGACGCCGATCCTTGAGGCGTCCATCAGAAGCTCGTTCATGTCTGCTCCATGATGATTTGCCGCCAGTCTTCCGGGAAACCAAGGGGCACCGGATCTGCTCCGGGATACTTTCGGATAAGCGTGTCCAATGTTGCCGTCATTTGCGGCCATTTCTCCGGCCATACGCGTTCGTAAATGCGTTTGAGCACGATGATGGTGGGGAATGCCTTCAATCCCGCGTGCCGAGTGTCGGCGCGAAGCATTCGCGCCCTGCTGGTCATCGTCCGGTTGTAGATGCGGCTGTGATGCCCGCACAGGTTTCGTATGTAGGTCAAATGCTGCAGCCAGCTTTTCAGATACATCGGCTTTATCGCGAAATCCTTGGCTACAGCCTCTTTGACGGTGGGGCCGTCGGGATACTCCGCGGAATCCGCCAGATTGCCGTACAGCCGAGACATGGTTCCCATGGACATGATTTCCACGGCCGCCCATATCGGCAGACACCCGTATTTACGCATGTTGTGAATCACGCACGGCACCTTGCTGCGCATGGCCCTTTCACGTTCCATCCTGAAGTTCTGCATGGATTTGTCATGGGCCCTTCTATCCGAGAAGTATTCGTGATCTGTGTAGGACAGTGGGCCGCATGCCGTTCCCATGTGATAGGCCAGTGATGTGCGGGCCTTGATCTCGATCGGGCCGATGGCCGACCACAGCCACAGACGGAGACCGGCATCGAGCCGGTACGTGTCCCGTATGTCATCGAGAGTCGTCCCCTGGATGAACCTGCCATCGCGCTCGAACGTCAGCCAATACCCGCGGATGCGGTAATAGTTCGTCTCCGACAGCCATCGGATCGCCTCATCGACATCGTCCACTGCCAATCCACGACTGCGCATGAGCTCGACCTGCTGTTCGAACGACAGCGCCGGTTTAACCTGGGAGAAAGAGAACGACCCCGCCTGGTTCGCTGTGTCGTGGACACTCGCGTGCGGGGTACTGTTAACGCTCATATTACCCGCTCCTTACCTTTCTGTGAAGCCATACGGCGAGTCTCCAACGGCCGCAACGCCTCATCACTCGCCGCTCGTAGCGTCCTGTCCCTGTTCCCGTTTCTCGGCGATACGCCGGCTGATGCGGTACTCCTCGGCCGGCGTATCGTATGCCGGTTACTCGTTTTCCAGCAGTCGGCGCACCTCTTCGCGGATCTGGTCTCCGTAGCGGTAGATCTCGTTGAGGTTGTCGATGGGTTGGCGGGTGCAGTTCTTGTGTTCGTCGAACAGTCCGACGTACTTCTGGCGGCCGTTGAAGAAGAGCCTGGCGACGGGCTTGCGGTTGTTGTCGTCGAGGAAGATGGCGCAGTACTTCTTGGCGTCGCGCATGGTGATGCGCGCCGGATCCACGTCGCTGCAGGCGATGGCCTTGACGATGCGGTAGGCGGCGATCTCCTCCTCGGTGGTGACGACGCCGTCCTCCTTCTCCGGCTCGTCCTCGGGCACGTCGTCCGTCTCGTCCTCGACTTCGGCGACGGGGGCGACCTTGATGTCGTCGGCGCCGAGCGCGGTCTTGAGTCGGTCGTTGACCTGGTCGGACAGGAACTGCTTGAGGGCCTTGGCGACGAGCGGGCGGAACTTGTCCATGACGGACGCGTAGAAGGCGCCGTCGTACACGTGGCCGGCGAGCAGCTTGACGAACTCATCGGACGGTTCCGTGAACTCGGATGCCACGGCCCGCTTGAGCGCGCCCACGTACTTGAGCTCCTCGGCGCTGCTGGCGATCGAGTCGAGGTCGAACGCAGGCTTGGTCAGCTTCTGCAGGGCCGGGAGTACGGTCTCGTCGACGTCGAGCAGGTCGAGCACGAGGAACGGCTTGGAGTCCATCTTGTTCGGCTCGTCGATGTCCATGTAGAAGTTCCAGACCTGCCCGTTGGTGAGCACGCCGATTCTGGCTTTGGTGCACGCGAAGTAGCGGTAGAGCTGGCTGGCGTTCTCGAGGCTGAGGGGCTGGCCGACCTTCTTGCATTCGATGAGGATCTGCACCTGTCCGTCCTGGACGAGCGCGTAGTCGATCTTCTCGCCCTTCTTCACGCCGACGTCGGCGGTGAACTCGGGGATGACCTCGTTCGGGTTGAACACGTCGTAGCCGAGCACCTGCCCGATGAACGGCATGATGAACGCGTTCTTCGTGGCCTCCTCGGTCTGGATCCCGTCCTTGAGGTCCCTGACCTTCGCCGCGATCTGCGACACTGCCTCGTTGAATTCCATGATTATTGCCCTTCTGTTGTTCCTGTCGGTTTGGCTGTTAATCCCTTGGCGTTTCCGCCTCAAGTTCCTTGTTCTCGTCCTGATTCGCGGCCAGATCGTACAAATCGGGATTCGACGCGATATCATCGGCAAGCTGCTCATCGGCGCGACGGGCGCGCTGTCTGATGCGCTCCGCATCTTCCATAAGCTCTACGACTGTGATCCCAAGTGCTTGGGCTAGAGCATAGAGTTGGGGAAGCTTGATGTCGCGCTTCGCTCCAAAAATGCGGTATATCGTTTGGACCGGAACGCCGGATTTAGCGGACAATTCTTCAAATGTCAGGCCGCTGACAGCTCTTGCCGCTTGGAGAGCTTTGGCCGTTGCCTCATTGATATCCATATGGATAAATTACTATCCGAATGAATATGTTGCAATATCCGTATGGGCGTGTCGTGCTTGACACTATCCAAACGGATAGTAGAGTGTTCCGCATGGATACTTTGACCTATTCGATGACGTTGGCTCAAATGATTTCTCGCGCCATTGAGCAATCCGGTAAAACAAAGCAGCAGGTTGCCCAGGCGTCAGGCATTCCATGGACGACGTTCTGCCGGAGATTGGATCACCCGGAGAAATCCTTCTTGACGATTCCGGAAGTGATATCGATTTGCGACGCGCTGGGCTTGAACTTCATTGGAGTCCTCTCCGAGGTCGAGCAGTCCGTCGACGGCAAGCAGTTCAAGTCTGAGGCGCTCGCGGAAGGAGGGGAGTGATGAAACGCATGAGCCGTGCCGACCTCCGGGAATGGATTCCGGGCGAGGAACTTGAACGTGTGGATTTTGGCGACGGGGTTACTGGAATGGACAAGAAGTTGCCTTCCGAGCATGGGCCTGTCGGCGACCTAAAACGTCTGATGTGGCAGTGCGCTGCGGTCAAGGCCGATGGCGGTCCCGACATACGTGTGCTGATGGCCGAATATCGCATTGAAGGTGTGCTTCAACGCGGTTATTTCGACGTCGTCGCCGGAAGTTCCACTTCCGGCCCGTACACGTTTGATGCCGCGTGGGTCTATATCAACGGTGTAGCCGCGGGGTACCTGATGGATTCGAGGAATCATCCTCGTGGCTTGTATACGACCTTGCGGATGCTTCTCAATTCCATGTCGGGTTCGTCGGCCCAGCGCCAGCGGAACTCGATGGGGCCGGGCCCGCTCACGTACTCGATGGTCTCCGTCGGCTCGAAGTCATCCGGGACCTTGGTGATCACCCGGAAGGCATACGGTGATCCGCTGACGTCGGATACCGATTCCACATGCACGCGTCTCGGCCCGGTGATTCGCACCCGTCGTATGGAGCCGGTGACCCATTCGGCGTCGGAGAATGGTGGCTTGTCGTATTCGGCTCGTTGCATGTCTGTCTGTTCCCGGAGGCTTTCGGCCTGCGTCTGCAAGGCGTTCACCTGTCTGGTGAGCAGGTCGATGTCGTTCCTGCGCTCCGCGTCAAGGCGTTTGGCGCTTCCGTGCTCGGTAATCCATCCGACTACGGTCACGACGAGCGTGACCAGGAACATCGCAAGCTCGATCCAGTGCGCGGCGAACCAATTCATCATGAATCCGATTGTAAGCGACTGGGAAGGAGGGGAGTGATGAAAAGCGAGATTGGAACCATGCCGGCGCCTGTTGTCATTCCGAAGTCCATGGAGCAGGTCGAGCGGGATCATCAGGGGTTGTGCGATCTGATCCGTCGGGATGTGCGTCGCATCGTCGCCGAGGAGTTGGACAGGCGCGGTCTCGTGGACCGTGGGACGAACCCGGTCTCGACCGAGGAGTTCATCCGGCGGAATCCGGAACTGCATGGTCTGGTGAGGGACGCCGTCCGCGATGCCCTGCACGGCATCGGCAAGCGAGGCGATCGCCCTGGCCGTGTCGCCGGCTCTGGCGTAGGTCTTGGCGTCGTTCGCGGAATCTATTGGATCGCGTTCCATGCCCTCACCTCCCTTCTTTGCGTGGCATGCACCATTCTCGCGCTCAAAGCGTTCCTGGAAGGAGATGAGTGAGTGATGGCCGTATCGGAGATGGCTTCGGTTACCTGGTCGCCGCAGCAGGCGGCCGATTGCCTGGGCAGGTCGGTGAAGACGATGGCGAAGTGGCGGAGCATCGGCCGAGGCCCGGCGTATCTGCGTGACAGCGTGAGCGGTCGCATCAGCTATGTGCCGGACGTGGTGCTCGCCTGGAAGAAGACGAACACGCAGAGGCGCACGGAGACCATGCTCGGTGATTGCAGGAGGCTCAAATGAGCAGGCATCGCAGGCCGGTGACGCTGACCGTGAAACAGCGTGAACAGAAGCTGGCGTTCTGCATCGTGACGGGTGCCGCGCTCGTCCTGCTGGCGGGCTGGGAGCTGGTCTGGTGGGTCGCCGGGTTGGCGGACGGCGCGTTCAGCGTCCTGCACTTCCTCGCCTTCATCGCGGGTGGGCTGCTGGGCGTGACGCTGCTGTCGATCGCCGACAGCGAGGACGGCGAGTAGGAGTCTTGCCCGGCGTTTTTCTGCTTTCCTCGTCGGGCGGCGTGAAGGAAAACACGTACAAACCGGTGCCAATAACAGAAGATTGCGCGGACGTCGTCAGGATGTGTCCCCAGCCGTCGTGGCGTCCGCGCGTTTGGCCGGCGCCCCACCGTGTGGGGTACGGCGGCCGGAGCGGGGCGACTCCTTTCCCTCTGACGGTGGTGTTGCCATTCCGTCCCGTTCCGGCGTGCCGGGTTCGACTCCCGGTGCCGGCCCGAAAGGAGGCGTCATGAAGCCGAAATTTTCAGAGAACGAACTTGAGCAGTTGTACGCGATCGCGTGCGACCAAGGCTGGGATTCGCTGGAGCAGTCCGAGCGCATCGCGCTGGGACGCTGGTGCACGCGCACCGGCAGGAAGCGTCCCGGAACGGTGCCGAACCCCGGGGCCGCCGCGCCGGTGGCAGTGAAACCGGTGAACGGCGGCGTGGATCATCCCGATGCGGCCGGCATGCCCCGAAGGGACGAGAGGACCGAGGAGGATCTCCGGTTGCTGAAAACGGTGAGACTGCTCGAGGATTTCCCGGACGACATCATCACGGGTCGTCCGCCGTCCGCCTACGAGGACGCCGCCAAGGCCTTGCGCACGTTCCGCAAGCCCGGCGTGGTGGCTGACGGTTTGTCGCGCAAGCGCGCGATGGAGCTGCGGCGCAGCATCCGCCGTGGCACGCCCGTCGCCTGGAGCCCGGCTGGCTCGTATCGCGCGGAGACCGCGCCGGATCACGATCATGACGGGTGTTTCCGCGTGATCGCCCAGTATCTGGGAGGCGAGTGATGGCCGGCGAGACCACGTTGACGATCATCGGCAATCTGACCGCCGACCCCGAGCTGCGTTCGATTTCGACCGGGACGAGCGTGTGCAATTTCACGATCGCGTCGACCCCACGCGTGTTCGACCGCCGGTCGGGCCAGTGGGAGGACGGTCAACCGCTGTTCATGCGCTGTTCGGCATGGCGCGAGCTCGCCGACCACTGCGCCCAGTCCCTGTCCAAGGGCATGCGCGTCATCGCACAGGGCCGTCTGCAGCAGCGTTCCTACCAGGCGAACGACGGCACCAACCGCACAGTGATCGAGTTGCAGGTCGAGGACATCGGCCCGTCGCTGCGGTACGCGAAGGCCGCCGTGGTCCGCACCACGCAAAGTCGCGCATCATACGGCGGTTTCGCCGGAGCCGCGCAGCCGTCCGCGCCATCGGACGGTTGGAATCCCGCATCGCCGCCCGACGACGACCCGTGGGGCGCGCCGCCCCCGTCCCAGTCCGCTGCCGGTTTCGGCGGCGACGCGGACCAGCCCGAATTCTAAGGAGGCCACACCGTGGAACAGGACATCGACGCCAAGGTCGACGAGGTCAGGGCGATGTTCGAAGGACGCACCGCGACCGTCGCCATCGAGTTCACCGTCCGTGGCGACGCGCTCGATCTCGATACCGGCGAACTCGCCGACATCGACAATCCGGTCGTCCGTCTCGACGTCGACCCGCAATCCGTCTACCCGTACCCGCAGCTCGTCACGCTCGCCTGGTACGCGGCGAACCGTCGCGCGTACTATCCCGACGAGTTCAGATCGCTCAGGGACGACCTGCAGCGCGACGACGCGGGCAACAACATCCAGGCGATCATCGAACGGCATCCGGACGCGTTCGGCATGAACGTGGAAAGGGCGCTCAAGCTGGCGTTCGGCGGCGTGAGGCGCGTGACGGGAGAACCACCGTACAGCGTGTGCCCCAGGTGCGGGGACGCGGTATGGGCGCATGCGACCCGCGGTCTGCCGGACCCCAGGACGGCCGCGATCCTGCTCGCCGACCCGAAGCCCCGCTGGTGCCTACGCTGCGGGCAACGCTACGCCTACGACAAGGACGACAACCTCAGGAGCGAGGCGGTCACCAACGTGGAGTTCATGGCGAGACGGCTCGCCGGCATGCAGCCGACGGGAGGTGAGACCTCATGTCGTGCTTCTGCCTGAGCGACGGCTTCCACCGCGCGCCGCAGGTCGAGAACACGTCCATGGCCGCGCGCGGCCTGTGGGTCACGCTCGCGAGCTGGACCGCCGGCGAGGCGTACGAGCGCGGCGCCAACGGCCCCGACATCGTGTTCGACCGTCGTCGCGTCCGCATGCTCGGCGGCACCGCCAGACAGCTCGCGGAGCTCGAAACGGCGGGGCTCGTCGAACCGGCCGGCGACGGGCGGTGGCGGATCGCGGAGAGCCGTCGGACCGGCGGTTACGGCATGGACGTGTTCAAGGACCCGGCCAAGGTGCGCGCCGGCCGCAAGGGCGGTCTCGCCTCCCACGGCCAACGCGCCGAGCGTGGTTGGCTGGATGCTTCGAGCGAAAACGACGAAAACCGTGAAGCAGAACCCAAGCAGGACAACGGTTCCGCTTCGACTCTGCTTCAAGCAGACGCCGAACAGGGCGAGAGCGATGCCCCAAGCACACCGCCAAGCAGCGTGCAAGCGGACGACGAGCAGAAGCCGAGCGATGCTTCGAACGGGGGCCAAGCACCGGCCAAGCCCCAAGTGGCCGGGACCATTCCCACCCCGACCCCT